CTAGTCAAGCATAAGTTCTTGAGATGGAACGAAATATCCAGGCGCTACGTTGATGATGAACCTGAGTTCTATGTGCCTGACGTATGGCGTGGACGTAGTGAGGACAAGAAGCAGGGGTCTTCCAGCACTGCTGTAGAGTTTCTACGTATGCAAGGGTTTGGTGAGCAATCTGTTAATGACGGTGTGTTCAAGCATCAGATGCACAGCCTTGATTTATACCGTGACATGATTAGTGCAGGAGTAGCACCTGAGCAAGCACGTATGGTACTGCCACAGTCTATGATGACTGAGTGGTACTGGTCAGGTAGCTTGGATGCATTCGCTGATATGTGTAACCTACGTTGCAAGCCTGATACACAAGCTGAGACACGAGTAGTTGCACAACAGATTGATCGTAAGATGATTGAACTATTCCCTGTATCATGGGATGCACTGACGGAGGATGATGAGTAATGACTAAGTTAGAGGAACTTAAAACGGCTTATCATACTGCTTATGCTACTTATGCTGAGTATGCTAGTTCTAATGATGATACTAATGTTGTACTCATGCGAGCTGCTTATGCTGCTCGTAAGGCTTACACAGATGAACGAAAGAAACAGGAGATAAGGGAGAATGACTAATGAGAGGTAACATTAACGGTGCAATTAAGGCGTCAGCTATTGTAGCTTTACTTATAGCTGCGCCACCTGTTTTGATAGCCATGACGTATGACGAGTATCCTAAGTACTGTAAGCTGTCTATCTTACTACCATGCATAGGAGTGAAAGATAACTAATGTATACTGTAGAGTTTGAACCTGATGCAGCTATTATTAATTCACTAGATGAATCGAATACATGTGAAGACGTAGAGGTTATCATTGGAGATGATGATGTTGTATTTATACGTCAGTTCACAGAAGAGTTTAACAGACACGAGATTATCTCTATAACATACCAGCAGCTATTAGATATTATGGCTGCACTCAAATCACCAGAAGGAGCATTCTATGCCAGATTCGCCAACCCCAAAAACCGCAATCGTTGATACACGTGTACCGCTTGGTCATGTCTACGTTGACCTGTCTGTTGATGAAGTACTAGAAGCGTGTCGAATGTACATCAATAATAAAAAGTTTGACAACGCACTTGACTCTGTGTATGACGGTGGACACATAGAAAGCTGGGACTATTGGTCACAAGGAGATGTGAAATGACTTCAGTTAAAGAACTACAAGTAGAATTAAAGAAGTGGTGGGCTAGGTTGCAACACCCTAAGCTTGAAGCTTATGAGCGTAAGTTGATCCAGTGTGAGATTGCATACTTACAGAAGGAAATACAGGATAGGCAGTACATTAATAAGAAAGAGTACGCCTAGCCACAGTCTTAGAGGAGACACAACATGATGGAACTAGCACTTATCCGTACACTTATGGACAAAGAGTTCTATGATAACCACAAGGGCATCCGTTGCCCTGATAAGATATTCACTAAAGATGTACGTAAGATCAAGCAGACGTTAGACTATGCTATGAACACGTATGAGAAGACGCTGAATCCATCTGAGCTAGAAGCGTTATTCTATGCTGGCAACAACAGCATGACTACAGCTAACAAGGAAGCTTATCGTGATCTGTTTCACAAGATTGCTAAAGAGAGGCCGCTTAACACTGACATAGCTACGGATGTATTGTCTAAGTTGTTTCAACAGGTAGTAGGTGAAGAGATAGCGAACCTTGGCTTTGACTACGTGAATGGCACAAAGGATACACTGGAACCACTACGTAGTTTGATACGTGACTATCAAGATGACTTCATGCCTAACCTCAAGATAGAGTGGGATGACATGGACATTGATACTCTACTTGAAGCTAACGACATACAATCACAATGGAAGTGGAACATACCATCCCTACGCCGTAAGGTTGAGGGTATCAGTGGTGGTCACTTAGTTGTTGTAGGTGCACGTCCCAACACAGGTAAGACTAGCTTCCATGCTAGCACTATCGCTGCGCCAGATGGTTTTGCACACCAAGGTGCTAAGTGTATGATCCTGTGTAACGAAGAAAGTTATGAGCGTGTAGGTGCACGTTACCTCAGTGCTGCTACCAGTATGAGCATGGAAGAAGTCAAAGCTAACATGGCACAGGCTGCATTGCGTTATGAACCTGTACGTAAGAACATCTTTGTTAAGGATAGCACAGGCAAGGACATGTCATGGGTAGAGGCAGTAGTCAAAGCCTATGAGCCTAACATCGTAGTGCTAGACATGGGTGACAAGTTTGCTAACAAGACAAGCGACAAGTCAGATGTGTATCTCAAGGAAGCGGCTATTCATGCCCGTAACATAGCTAAGCAATACGGTTGTGCTATCATATGGATGTCGCAGTTGAGTGCTGTAGCTGAAGGTATGGTACGTGTAGATCAGTCTATGCTTGAGGGCAGTAAGACAGGCAAGGCAGCAGAGGCAGACCTGATGGTATTGATCTCTAAGAATAAGCTAGTCGAAGGCCAGGATGACGAAGAAAGTAATCAACGTCACCTCAACATTGCTAAGAACAAACTCAAGGGTGGCTGGCATGGTGTAGTGCATTGTGAGTTAGACGGTGAACGGAGTCAGTATCTTGCGTAATGTATTGGATGTAGAGAACACAACAACTAAACGTGATGGCAAGACTATCATGGACCCATTCGAGTTAGGCAACAGCTTAACACAAGTAGGTGTGCTTGATGTAGATAACTGGAAGAACGAGAACATCATTACGCTAGACCATGTAGAGCACAAGGATACCAGTGGTAACGGTAGAGCAGTGCTACAATCTATCCTAGACATGACTACCTTGCTTATCATGCACAATGCACAGCATGACTTGATGTGGTTATGGGAATGTGGCTACAAGTATGATGGGCCTATCTATGACACTATGTTAGCAGAGTACTTGCTTGCACGTGGGCAGAAGATACCTGTAGGTTTAGAGGCTTGTGCTGAACGCAGAGAGCTAGACTTCCAGAAGGATGACACGCTCAAGCGTTACTTTAAGGAAGGATATAACACAAATGAAATACCTCTCAATGAGCTTAGCTTTTATCTTAGGCATGACCTGCTCACAACTCGTGAGTTGTTCCTCAGTCAAGAACACGACTACGCCCAGCCCGAATCCACCTCCCTTCTTCCAGTCAGAGAAGTCACCTTCGCCACCTGTAAAGCCCTTACAAGAATGTATATGTCAGGATTCAGTGTGGATAACAACGCCCTTGAGGTAGTACGTAAAGAGTTTCAGACTGAGAAAGCACAGATAGAAGAACGTCTGCAGCGCAAGGTTAGGGAACTTATGGGTGATACACCTATCAATCTTAACTCACCTGAACAGATGTCACAGGTTGTGTTCTCCGTTGCAATAGATAACAAAAAAGAATGGGCTGCGCTCTTTGACTATGTGGAAACACAGGAAGAGTTTAAGGCAGCAGTTGCAGCGAACTCTACTACGATACTTCGTACTAAGGCTTTCACTTGTCCTACATGTAAAGGGAAAGGTAAGACATACAAAGTAAAGAAGGCTGGCTCACTCTTTAAGAAGCCTAACAACTGTAAGGATTGTGATGCACGTGGCTATCAGCTAAAGAAGATAAACAAAGTGGCTGGCCTATGCTTCGCTGCACCAAGTAAAAAGTGGGTATCAGCTAATGGTTTTAGCACAAGTAAAGACAATCTGGACACACTTATTGCTACTGCTAAGAACAACGGGATGGATAGTGCTGTTGACTTCCTTACTGATGTTAAAAGGCTTTCTGCTATTTCTAGTTACCTTAGTAGCTTTGTTGACGGTATTAATATTTATAGAAAGTCAACCACAGGAATGCTACACGTTGGACTCACTCAACACATCACCAGTACAGGCAGATTCTCTGGACGAAACCCCAACATGCAAAACATGCCAAGAGGGGGAACCTTCCCAGTAAAGCGTGTGTTTATATCTAGGTGGCCTGGCGGTAAGATTTGTGAGGCAGACTTTGCTCAGCTTGAATTTAGGGCGGCTGCATTCCTTGCACAGGATCATACTGCTATGGAAGAGATAGCTACAGGGTTTGACGTACACAGTTATACTGCAAAGGTTATCACTGATGCAGGGGAACCTACGTCACGCCAAGAAGCTAAACCACACACCTTTGCACCCCTCTTTGGGGCTACAGGGTATGGCAGAAGTAAGGCTGTAGCTGCATACTACGAACACTTCACAGAGAAATACAAAGGCGTAGCAGCATGGCATAAGAAGTTAGCGAGTGAGGCAATACGCTTAAACAAGATTACTAATGTGAGTGGCAGACAGTACGCTTTCCCTGATGTGACAAGACGTAGCAACGGTAGCGTGACACACTTCACAATGATTAAGAACTACCCAGTACAGGGGTTTGCTACGGGTGATGTAGTGCCTGTTGTGTTGTGTGAGATAGAACGTAGACTGATGGACATGCATTCATGCTTAGTTAATTCTGTGCATGATTCAGTGGTCATTGACGTACATCCAGAAGAGATTGAAGCAGTGATACAGACTATTACAGATATGAACGAAGACCTAAACTCTTTAGTCGAAAAGGCTTACGGTGTTACCATGAACGTGCCTCTGTTATTAGAAGCAAAGATAGGTGATAATTGGCTTGACATAGCTGACGTTTAGAGTATAACTAAGCATCTTTTAACTTTACAAAAAGGAAGTAAGTATGAGTACAGAACTAGCAATCCAAAACGATCTTGGTATGTCTTTAGCAGAAGCTATTGGTGTATCAAACACAGGGGGTGAAACAAAGAGTGTATCACTACCACGTGTTAACCTGATCCACAACGGCATCATGGGTAGCATCGAAGTCAATGGCAAGTCAGTCAAGACTGAGGTAGTACCATCAGGGTCATACAAGATCACACAAGGGGAAGACAACGTAGTCTATAGCGTCAACCCCAACATCCGCATCTTTGCTGTACGTCAACAGTGGAGTAAGTGGGATTCATCAGAAGAGAAGATGATGAAGACAGTCATGAGTACTGACCTAAAAGGTGACTTGAAGGATAGCATGGGTGGGTTTAACTTAGGTAGACCGTCTGGTTACATTGAAGACTGGGCTTCTGTACCTGAGAAGACAAAGGACTTAATCCGTAGCATCAAGCGTAAGAAGATTGTCTTTGGTATGTTAACTGCTAATGATTGCATTGACGAAGCAGGTAATCCTGTAGGGGCTATCACTGATCCAGTGCCGTTTGTGTGTGAGGTTCCACCTTCAAGCACTAAGTCATTGGATGGGGCTTTAACTGCTCTGACACGTAAGAATATCTTACCTATTCAGTACACGTTTAACCTAGCTGCAGATGAAGATAATCTACCGAATGGTAACACTTACGCTATCATGAAGCTTAACGCAGGTGACAAGGTAGACATTAGCCCTGAAGATCAGACTACACTGAAAGACTTCATGGACTACATTGAGTATCAGAACTCTTACATCTTGCAGCAGTGGGATGAAAAGAACAAAGAGACTATCTCTGAGGATGATGCATCTATCGTAGCATCGTTTGTCAATGTAGAAGAGGCAGACTGATGAATCACCCTGCTGAACTAGCTGTCTACGATTACCTAGCGAGAGCTACTAAGGGTGAGACAGACATGGCTGAAGGCATCCGTAAGCATGTAGCTGCGGATGTTGAGGCTGCACTAGAGAAACAGTTCAGCAGTGGACCACGTGACAAGTTTAAACTACGGATGTCCAACATTGGGCGTCCGACTTGTCAGTTGTGGTTTGATAAGAATGACCCAGAAGATAAAACCCCTCTACCCCCACACTTCTTGATGAACATGATCATTGGGGATATTGTAGAGGCTGTCTTCAAAGGTCTTCTTCGTGCTGCTGATGTTGAATTTAAGGACAACGATAACGTTACACTTACGCTTAGTGATGGTACTAAGATAAACGGCGAGTACGACATGGTTATGGATGGCAAAGTGGATGACGTTAAGTCTGCATCACCTTGGTCATACAAGAACAAGTTTGCTAGCCTAGAAGCATTAGCACAAGGTGATGGCTTTGGGTACATCCCACAGCTAGTCGGCTACGCTACTGCAGCAGAGCTTGGCGTTGGTGGTTGGTGGGTAGTGAACAAAGCTAATGGTGAGTTTAAGTATGTAGATGCATCCGGTGTAGATACTGATGAAGTACTTGAACGAATCGAAGCTACTGTGTCTCACATCAATGAAGACAAACCCTTTGAGCGTTGCTTTGAGGCTATCCCTGAGACTCACTATCGTAAGGCTACAGGTAACCTAAAGCTTGGTAGTGAGTGTGGCTTCTGTTCGTTTAAACATAAGTGTTGGGCTAACCTGCAGACACTACCTGCTGTTAAGTCTACAGCTAAAGAACCACCAATGGTAGACTACGTGTTTGTTGATCCGCAATACTTAGAAGATACTGATCTTGACTAGACGTACACACCTAAAAAGCTATCGCAGTGGCCTTGAAAGAGAGGTTGCTGCGTGGCTTAAAGATAAACAAAAGAAAGTCAGATACGAATTACTAAAGGTAGAGTGGGAAGACTTAAAGTATCGCACCTACACACCTGACTTCGTGCTTGACAACGGTATCATCATAGAAACGAAAGGCATCTTTGATTCATCAGATAGGCGTAAACACCGTGAGGTACAGCGTCAACATCCAGAGCTAGATATACGATTTGTATTTAGTAATGCTAAGTCAAGGCTGTACAAAGGTGCTAAGTCAAGATACTGTGATTGGTGTGATAAGTATGGCTTTAAGTGGGCGCACCGTGTGATACCAGAGGATTGGTTAAACGAAGACGGTGAAGAGATTAAAGCTAAGCGAATAGAAGTTAAAACAAAAAGGAAAGTATGATGGGTTACACATTAAGTGAAGATGAAATAGCTATCGTAATACGTCCACAGGACTACGAAGAAGATTGGAATGGTGATGTATCTATTGAGTTATCAGCATCTAACGACAGCCCTGTACCTGAAATGGTTATGGCACATATCATGAATATAGCTACGATGATGTCAGCTTTCCTTGATGTAGCATCTGAACATCCTGACATTTATGACTTAGTAGAAGAGCATCGTAATCGTCTAATGGGTATTGACGAAGAGGAAGAGGAAGAGCTAAAAGTCACACGTGAAGGTAACGTATACACACTCAACGCTTGGACTAAGACGGAAGGCAGCGCATGAAGAAAGAACCAAAACTAACATCTGTTTCGCTTGAAGACATAATAGACCCAGTAAACAAACCAATACACTACAACCAAGCTGGCATAGAATGTATTGAGGCTATTGAAGCTATGACTGAGAACATGTCAGGACATACAGCACCACACGCTGCTAACGTACTAAAGTATCTGTGGCGGCACGAATATAAGAATGGTCTAGAGGATATTGATAAAGCTATCTGGTATCTCAACAGACTACGCCAACGCTACACGGAGAAACATAAATGATTAGCCAGGATGACATAGACGCAATGAAACCACAGATGCCACACGAGAAAGTAGGAGACTTCATTAAAGCTTTTAATGGATCTCTTGACCCTCGCTTGTGGATTAAGCTTATTGATGAAGAGATGGCTGAGCTAATGGCTGAGAAGTATGGTACAGTAGCGCACCTAAAAGAGCTTTGTGATCTACTATATGTATCTACGGGGCTTGCGCTTACTGCACCTGATCACATAGGTATGCTTATGGGTGATGCAGAACGTGAGACAGTTATTAAACAACAAGGTACGGTTAGCCGTTTGTTAGACAGTGGCTTAGAGCATTACGGTGAAGCAGTTCTTAGTGAGGCATTCACACGTGTACACGATAGCAACATGTCTAAGCTAGATAGCAATCGCAACCCTATCCTGCGTGAAGATGGCAAGGTTATGAAAGGGAAGAACTATAAGAAGCCCGATCTTACTGACTTACTGGAAAAGGCAGCATGAAGTTTGAAATAAGAATGACAATAGATATAGATGAAGAAGACAACATACTTCCTATATCAGAAGAAATGTATGAGCAAACCGTTAAGGAGCTTATACAGGATGTTGTATACGACTTAGATGCAGAGATTAAAAAGATAGAGGTAAAACAAAAACCATGAGCAATTACTTACCAACAGACTACCAGAGCTTCATTGCTCTATCACGATACGCCAAGTACTATGACGGTGAAGGGCGAGAAAACTGGGGCGCTACTGTAGGCCGCTACATACTAAACTTAGTAGACAACAAGGCAGACACAGCGACAACAGATGAAATACATAACGCTATCTTAAACTTAGAAGTTATGCCAT